TGGTCGATGTGCGGGGGGATGTTGGGATTGTGCTTCCTGGATCGCCTCATAGAATCTCGACGCCGTACTGCTCCTGGGGCGCTGGCCGCAGCCCGCCGGCTTGGTTGATCAGCTCCACGGTGGTCCAGGGGCCTGCGCGGCCCCTGAAAATGCGGATGCCCTGCTCGTGCAGGGCGCGCTCCACGTCGGCCCGCCGGATGTAGCCGGTGATACGCTTGAGGTCGTCGAAGGTCAGCACGCTGGAAGTTTCGGTCATGGATTGTCCCCAAGTGTACTGCCGGAGGCTGGTGACCACCGCCGAGAATCGCCGCTCCGGTATTCTTGGCGCATACCGTTACTCATGCGGCCCCCCCTGCCACTCATGGCGGCTACCCCACTGCCTGCGCATTTCCTCGATCAGCCGGGTGACGGCCTCCTCGCCGCGCTTCTTGTAAAGAGACTCTTTCAGCTCGGTGACTTTCTCCGGCGTGGTATACCCACGCCGGAGCCAGTACCGCGCCTCGCATGTCAACATGTGCTGGCGGTCGGCCTGGTCAGCCATGGGCCACCTCCGGGCGGCTCAGGCTGATAGCCATCGCGAGCGGGCGGCACCAGACCGGCATGCTGTTGAGGGTGAAGGTCTCGCCCATTTCGGAAAGCATCAGGGTGCTGAGCATCACGTCGGCGATGGCCTTTCCGGCCTTGCGGGGCACGGCGTTGCCTATGCGCTCGCGCCAGGCGCCGTCGTTGCTGCCGCTCAGGATGAACTGCTTGCCAACCAACTCCAGAACGCCGGTTTCTTCGTGCGGCTGCCAGATGTCCTCGGGGTCGAACATGGACTGGAGCGCGGCCAGCTCCAGAGTGGTGAACGGCCTGTTCCAGGTATTGGAGGGGCTGCGGATGACACAGGCCAAGCGGTCATTCGCCGCTGGCAGCCTGGTGTCTGCGACGGACCAGCGACCATTGTCGTGGCGGGCGCTGGCAGATACCGCACCAGCGGAATTGTCCCAGCCGACCACGCCATAGTGGCCGCCGGTGAGGTAGGCGTCGCCTTTCTTACGATCAAGGACGCGCGGGTCGGCCACCGACTGCCAGCCACCTTGTACACCCTTGCCTCCGGCGATGATTGTTCCGGCTGCTCGATCGTAGGGTACGACGCGGAAGTTGCCGGAATGGCGGTTCCAGTCAGGGCGAGGGTCCGCCACGCTGAACGGGCCTTGCCCCGGGCTGCGCTGCCCGGTCACCACGCCGGAGTGGCGATTCCAAGGGATTACTCCGTACTGGGAGTATTCCGCCTTGCTGACTGGTCGAGGATTGGCAACCGAGTAGGCACCATTGGTGGGACTGTTACGGCCGGCAATGGTACCGGTTGAATCTCCCCATCCATGCACGCCCAGATACCCGCTGTGGCACTCCGGCACGATGATCAGGTCGCGCAGGTAGCCGTCCTCGATCGCCAGTCGGTTGAGCGATCGCCAGTCCTTGCCCGGCTCCACCAGGGCGAGGCGGACCCAGGTTTTCCAGTGAAGCGCTGGGACACGGTGCATCGGGCCAGCGAGGGCAAGGTCACCGGGTATCGGCATGCGGTCGAGGATTTCGCCGACGCCGCGCAGGCTGTGGGTCTGTGGCTGGTAGAGGAATGCCGGGACACGTTCCAGGTGGCGAGCGACCAGCAGGAAGCGCGGGCGACTCTGTGCCAGGTTGGCAATCTTGCCGCAGTCGTGGACCGTTTCCTCGACGGCGTAGCCGTAGTGGCGGAACAGCTTGACGATCTGGTCGAGCAGATAGCGGCCCCGGGAAGCCAGGCGTGGGACGTTCTCGAAGATGATCAGCTTGACCGGGTTGTGTCGCCAGGCCTCCAGCATCAGCCAGACGCAGCGGAGCGTCAGCTCGTTCAGGGCCATGTATTTCGGGGTAACGCTCATGGACTCGGGCAGCAGGCCAGAGGCGCCCTTGCATGGGCTACTAATGAATACGCCGTCTGGGTCCTCGTTGCCGGCGGCACGGCGAATGTCGTCGAGAGTGGCTTCCTTCCAGCCGGCTGGCGGCTCTTTGCCGTGATACGCGATGTATTGTTCCCGTGTGAACAGATCGAGCAAGGTGCCCTTGGTGCCGGTGAACTCCTCGAAATCGGCCAGGCCGGCGGGGTCTATATCGACGCCTCCGATGCAACGCCAGTTGCCCAGCATGTTGGCGATCTGGAGGGAACTGTCATTGAACCCAGCGGCGCCGGAGCCCAAGCCACAGCAGAAACCGAAGTGTTTGTAGGTGCGTTTAACGAGCATAGCGACGTCCGCCCTGGGCTTTCTTGGCCGTAAGGTTGGCCATGTAGGTCGCCCACTCGTCGCGCTTGAGCTGCTGGCGTATGCGGCTGCAGGCGGCGTGCTTGCGGGTTGAGCGGGCCGTGCCACAGATGTCACAGATGCTCGGCAGGTCCAGCCGCTGGCTGGCCATGGTGGGGTGGGTGCGGGCAGTGGTAGCCTTCGTCCCGCTGACTTCGGGGGTTTGTACTTGCATGGTGCTTCTCCTTGGGGTTGGTCAGGCCCTGGTGAGTTGCCGCTCACCGGGGCCTTCTTGTTTCCGGGCTCAGGCCCAGCGTTCGCGGAACTCCGACCAGATGGCGTCGCCGTTGGGCAGGTAGGTGTGCACCTCTTGTTCTGGTGTGTTGTCCAGGCGCAGGACCGCGAGGCAGTCGTCGAACAGGCCCAGGTCAAGGCGGCGCAGTTCGGTCAGGTCGAAGGGAAAGGACTGCCCGTTGTAGAGGCCCAGTAGAAAGCGACCGATCACGCCGCTCTGCCCCGAATCGCGCTGGGCGACAGGCACCAGGCGCTGCAGCGCCTCGATGCCGGCCGTGCGAATCGCGGGCCGCTCCTGGTCGACCTGGAACAGTTCGTCGAACACGTCCCTCATGTTGCGGTGGGTTGCTGCGAGGCTCATGCGCTCGCTCCCAGCATGGCCAGGACGGCCGGTGCGTAGTAGCCGGCGATGACCAGGACGACCAGGGTCAGGCCGGTGAGCGTCAGCGTGGCAATCCATTCGCCGCGGCTGTGTTCGTAGAGCGGGGTTTCATCGTTCTGCATGGTGCTTCTCCTTGGGGTTGTTGCCCGGGCGTTGCCGCGCCCCGGCGGGGTTGTCAGACGAGCTGGAACAGCCAGCAACGGACGGTCTTCGGCTTGTCGAACGCGTCGACCTGGCGACCCGAGTTGATGGCCTTGTTGGATTCGATGAACTTCGGGGACTTGCTGGTCTTGAGCAGCCGCTTGAGCTCGCCCAGGTTGGGGACCTGCTGCCGCTTGTTCGCCGCCACCTCGATGAACTCGTTGAGGTTCACGGCCACGAACTCCTTCTTGCGGGAATGGTTGAGGTTGCCGGGCAGTTCGTTCAGCGGCCCGTTGAGGAACTCGAAGAGGTCCCAGAACTCACGCACTACCGGATGGTCGGCGTTGATCGCCTGTTGACGCTCCAGGGCCATGCGGCTGACCTCGGCGTGAACCAGCTGGGCGCGTTCGCTGTCCAGCGGTACCACCAGCTGCAGGCAGTCCACTAGGCTGCGCAGTTGGGCGTGGTTCTTGGCGATCCGCACGGTGCGGATGCCCGGAATGGCCAGCAGCTCTTGCTCGTAGCCGGAGGTGCGCTCGTCCAGCAGCGCCATGATCTTGGTCTCGGGCTGCAGGGCTTTCACCAGGAAGCCGCTGAGCTGCTCCACCGGCATGCGCTCGAGCAACTCGGCCAGAAGCTTGGTCTCCGGGGTCTGGTGCTCGCGGGTCAGGTTGACGTGGCCCAGGCGCTGCAGGATCGGCTCGGAGGCGTTGACGGCGTTGTTCTGCGCGATCAACAGGGCGCCGCGGAACGGTGGTTCGCGGGTGTCGTTGCCGTTGTTCTTCACGCCGGTGGAGCGGACGCTGCGGCCGTTGTAAGCGGTCTTGAGCTCGTCCCAGTCGAAGTGCTTCACCGGCGCGCCTTCCTTCTGCTCGCGCTCGGACTCGATCAGCACGACCGGCAGGTTGCCGACCTGGGCGAAGTTGCGCGCGCGACTGGCGGGGGTGGCCTTGGACGGGTCGAAGCCTTCGTACTCGGTGCGGCCGGTCAGCTTCCAGCAGAGCTCCACCAGCGTGGTCTTGCCGGAGCCGGCCTCGCCGATCAGTTCCAGAAACAGATAGGACTTGTGAATCTGGCGGATCTGCTCGGCGTAGAGCGCACCGAGCCACCAGGCCAGCACGACCACCCCGCGCACGCCGAAGCACTTCCAGAACATCTCGAACCAGCCTTCGTTGTAGGCGGCGAGGTCCGGGTTGATGTGCAGCACCGGCGACTGGCTCTGGCTCTTGATGCTCAGGCGGTCGATGTCGAAGAAGTCTTCTTCGTTCAGCTTGTGGACCTTGCCGCCGGCGATTGCCAGGTCGTTGAAGACGTAGACGCCGTGCTCGCGGGTGTAGCCGATCCAGTCGATGGTGTGCACGGACTTGAGGCGATCGAGCTGGGGCTCGAGCATGCGCTCCAGCTGCTGCGGGGTGCCGGTGAACATGGCGCCGTTGCAGACGTTCAGCAGGCGCTTGCGGAACTCGGCCGAGGCGGAAATCTGGGCTGAGGTGAAGGTCGCCTTGACGGTCGGCGCGTCCGGGCGCTCGACGCGGAAGTAGTACCAGGCCTCGTCGGTCTGCTCGTTGCGCATGAAATAGAGCGCCTGGAAGTAGCAGTTGCCGATGCGGACCACGCAACCGGCCCGGCGTAGCGCCCTCTCGCGGCGCTGCTTGTCGTTGAGCAACTGGTCTTCCGCGTTCTCCGAACTCTCCAGTTCCTTGATGGCGCGGTCGTAGGCCTCGATGTCGAGCTTGAACCAGTACAGGCGCGAGCGGAACGAGAAATGAAACTCCTTGCGCTCGTTCCAGGAATACATGAGCAGCCCCTTTTCCTCGGCCGTCTCGGCCAGCAGCAGGGCGCCTTCGTGGCGGGCCTCCTCGAGGTCCAGATCGACGCGCTTGGCGCGTGCGTCGTCGCCCTCGATGAACGCCCAGCGCTGGTGCAGGTCGTTCCAGTCGATTTTCCTGGCGCCGCGCTGAGGGATGACCGCGGCATCGCACTTGAAGCCCAGCTCGCGTGCTTCCTTCGCCCAGCGCCGGGCGTTGGCCTTGGCGACTGGCTCGTTGTCCAGCGCCCAGATCAGGCGCGGCATGCGCTTGTCTTCGTCCTGGCAGCGCTTCTTCAGCACCTTGAGGGATTCGGCGGGGAAGGGCGCGTTGGACATCATCGATACCGCCGCGCGGCCGTTGTGCATCAGGGCGATGGCGTCGAATATCCCCTCGACGACCCACAGTTCGTCGACCTCGGTCGGGTCGAGCGTCGGCGGGCACCACCAGACACCCTTATAGCTCTCACCCTGCTTGAAGCGGGCCTTCTGCTTGCCGAAGCGCTCGGGCCGGTCGATCAGCCGTTCCCAGTAGCCGCCCTTTTCCAGGGCGAAGCGAACGGTGGCGCTGCCGATCTTGAGCCTGTTGTCCCAGTAGTTCTCCTGGGTGAACCATCCATCGATGAGTTCCAGGCGAAAGCCCCGGGCGAACTCCAGGTAGGCGCGGGCAGTGGCGGTAGGGTTGTCGGGGGTAGCCGGCGCCTGGTCGCTCCAGTCGTTGAACAACTCCGGGTAGACGTCCTTGATGTGCACGCGGTGGTCACAGGCCTCCGGGCGGCCGCAGATCAGCATCCAGGGCGAGTCGAAGAAGGTGTACAGCGTTTTCTGGCCGCATCTGTGCGCCGGGCATTTGCCCTTGCGCATGTAGTTGGTCCCTTTCATGTGCTTGAGGCCGTAGTCGGCTTCCAGCTTTGGCAGGACCTTTGCCCGTAGTTTTTCGTGCATCGTCATGGATCAGCGGCCTTACAGGTTGGCGGCGAGAGCGGCGCGGAGCGCGCCTATGGTGCGTTTCTGGCCGGCGAGGGCCGGGTAGTCGTCGAGAATTCGGCTGCTGCGCAGACCTTCCGGCACCGTGCGGTAGCGGTCGTCGTACCAGTGCTGGACCAGGCCGCGGCGGAGCTCGGCGCGCAGGCTGGTGAGCAGGGCTTCTGCTACCGGCTTGGGCATGTCGAACTGGATCGAAACGGCGTCTGGCATGGCCTGTTCCTCGGTTTTCGGGTGCAACTTCCCCAAACCCACGGGAGTGGGGATGGGCGTCGGTTGGTCAGTGGGCGGCCGGAGCGGCCAGGAATCGGTGAGGCAAGAAGCGAGAGGGCAGCGGGGTGATCTGGCCGGTGCGACGGTCCAGGACCATGCGCACGCTCTGGTCAGGCCCGGCGGCCATGTCGAAGGCGACCCAGGCCAACCCTTTGGGCAGGCGCTCGCTCATGGCCAGCAACGCCAGGCGTCCCGCCATGAAGGCCGGAACGTCGAGGGAGTTGACCAGGTAGCTGACGGTGCGCTCGAACAGCCCGTCGTCGTCCAGATGCTCGGCGGAGTGCTTCTCGATGAAGCTGCGCGCGGCCTGTTGCATGAAGGTGCGGTAGTCGTCGGCTTGCTGCTGGGTGAACGGGGTGACGTTCATGCGGTGGCCTCCAGAAGGTCGAGCTGGTTGTCGCCCTGTTGACGCATGGCCTCGCGGCGCAGCGCCGTGGGTGCCGGCGGCAGGTATACCGACGGATTAGGCATGCCGGACGGGCTCATTTCATGGGTCATTTCGAACTCAGCGCGCACCGACCAGCCGCAGGCCTCGTTGGTGCATTGCAGATAGGCCACGCGCAGGAATATGTGCTTTCCATCGCTGGTGCGGATGCGCATCCTCGACGCGCAGTGCGGGCAAACCAGCTTGTAGGTGCTCATTCGTGTTCTCCCGTACCGCCGAGGCGCTGTCCGCGCGGGGTTTTCCGGTGCAGGGTGATCACGGCGCCCACCTCGGCGTGCCTGGCCGCGAGGTGGAGGCGGTGGGCCGCGATGATCTCGGCGATTTCCGCCTCGTCGATCTGCCCGTCCTTCAATGCCCTGGCGATGATCTGGTCGACCGTGCCTTCGGCCACGTCTGTAGCGAGTGAACGTTCGTACAGGTCGAGGTTGTCGAGCGGCCCGTTGCCCGGCATGGGAGCGAAGACGCCGTCGTAGAGGGCGGCGATGTAGTCGGCCAGGAAGCTGGTGCCGCTGACGCTCTCCAACTGGTGAACCTGCTCGTCGGTCAGAGGGCGGTGGCCCGGGTTCTCGTAGACCTGGTTGTCGAGGCGCTTGACGTTCTCCAGGCCCAGGTGCGTGGCGGCGCACTCTCGTCCGCCCGGGAAGGCCCCTACGGCGGCCATCACGGCCTTGCGGCGGCTATCAAGAATCTGGCGTTTCATCTTCTCGTTTTTCCCGTGTACTGGTCGGACTACTGTTCGCCGGCGGTCTGGCGAATGCCGGGGACGACATCTGCGCCTATCTCTTCGGATAGGTCCTTCAGAATCGCGTAGGCGAGACGACCGTTGGGCAAACGTTCTGCACCGGCCCAGCGAGCCACCACCTGGGTGACATTGCGTGGCTCGTAGCCGCGAGCCAGGGCGAACTTTCGGTAGCTGCTGCCCTTTTCGACAAGGCGTGCACGGATCTGATTAGGGGTCATAGATCGAGTGTTCCCATATAGATAAGATGTACTCACTCGGACATATGTTAGGCACTCGTTTGGAAATGTCAACAGATAAAAATGCACAAACGGAAACTTCCGTTCGGCTGCGATCGGCCTTGGAAGCCAAGGGGCTTTCGATAAAGGAGGCTGCAGAAGCCTGCGAAATTCCGTACAGATCGTTCCAAAACTACACCCTTGGGTTGCGGGAGCCGAACGCTGAGGCCTTGGGAACGATAAGTTCTCGATTGGGTATCTCTGTTGACTGGCTCCTTACAGGGGATGGCCAAATGCTTAGAGGCGTACCTGTAGGAGAAGCACACGGTGGGGCAGAGAACCCACGTGAGCAGGCACTGCTGGCACTCTGGCGCGAACTGGACGAGGGCGAGCAGCGAGAAATACAGCTTGCTGCTGAGGAAAAGAAACGTCTGAAAATTCTGGAACAGCGCCTTGCGGAGCTGGAGGCCGTTGTCGCTGATGCCAAAAGGCTGGCATAGTCTGTTCCCATCGAGAACATGACATGGACTGTCGTTATGTCAGTACTGACCTTTCTCTACCGCGATGTAACAGGCGTTGAAACTACTCGTAGCCTCGTAACCTGGCGTGAAACCTCTCGCTACATTCAGGGGCGTTCCGCCACTGAGAGTTTGCCGAAAACCTATCGGAAGGACCGTATCCTCCAATTTCTTGAGGGCGGCCATCTGCTTTTAGGCGCAGATGCCCCACCATCTCCAGAGCCTGCACCAAAGTCCATGCCAGATATGCGGCCGCAGATTCTTTTCACTGGCTTCAAAGC